TCATCAATTATTAACAATTCATCATTTAATTTAACTCCGATAACGGCGCTCATATTTCCAATATTAAAGTCCACCCCGATTCTCAAAGGCTCCCGCGAATAATCAGGAATTGAGCTAACTACGTTATCAGCCCTAACAAAACGGTCATAAACTTGCCCGGTAGTTAGATTTGTAAACTCTCCATTTAGGTAGGCTTGCAACATACTGGGGTCATAGTTGCTTTGCATTCTTTCAATAAAATCGTCTGGTAAGTGCGGGTTGTCTTGAGTCCTCATACGTATTAACTTCCTGTCCTCCCTTTCTTTTGCTTCGTCAGAGCCGAACGTATTCCACATCCATCTAAAGCCCTCCGGGGTACTTGCAGCGCAGAACTGCCTTACATTGCCAGCCCTCAGCCTTCCAAGTATTTTTGGAAAGGCTCTATCGCAAACCGTTGGGGCTACTGTATCTATTTCATCTGCCAATACGAAAGCTAAATTTAATCCGATTATGCGTGACCAGTTTTCAAAACTTCTGCATAATATCTTGGTATCTCCTCCGGGTAAGTGCAGTATGTATTCGGGTAACGGACTAGCTCTAAACGTGTAGGGTATTTCATAATGCTCCAAAAACTGTTCAAAGTCTGTTTGCCATATATCACGAATTAATGGCCCTGTTGGTTCCATAACAGCCCCGGTAAATCCTACGTTAAGTGCAGCCAGTTTCACACAAGCCGCGCATAACGCCCTAGTTTTGCCAGCACCATAACCAGCCGAAAGTCCTAATATTTCTGTGGAATTATCATCAAAAAAAGCCTTTTGTGGTTCGTGTAGGTCGTTTCTTATTCTTTCTAGCAATACATCAATATCAACCGAAATACCAGCGCTACCGGGGCGGTCTAGTACTGAACCCTCCCTAGAAAGTATGCTCATGTTGATATTTGGGCGATTTTAGCCATTGCATTTATACACCCCAAAGCAACGTGTAATTGGTTGTTGTTTCTGGCCTCTTTTTGCAGCGTAGAAAGCTGGCTTAAAATGTCCGCGGTAAATTGCCTTCTGTCAATGTCGAAATCTTTCTTGAGAACGATACGGGCATCTTGGATATACTGCTCTGTCTGTCTTAACTTCAACCCCCACTCAGCCGCGGTATATTTTATTATTTCTGACCGAGTTACACCACGCGCAAGCAATGCAGCAATTCTGTAAGTTCTATGTTCTTTTTCTGCCTGTGTTGCTTTCTTTTTGTCCACTAGGTTAGTTTGTTAAAAGAGTCTAGGGCGTACCATACATGAGAGTTACGGTAGCCGCCTTGATAGGTAGGAATAATCGGCGTAACTCCGTGACGATTGCGCCAAGCCGGGTAAACCAATAATGAGTTATCGGTCTGGTCAAAGGTAGCGTTGTAATCAGGTACATGGAGATTACCCCCTTTGCTGTTACGCCTTTTGGTAATTATCATATTTATAGCACCTTTTACGTTGGCGTGGTCTTGATGAACTGGTGCGGAAATATTGCAATTAGAAATCGTAGAAGAAAAATTATTAGCAAAACGCCATTGCTCTGGTATCCTTTCGCGTATTTTCATAAGGTGTGCATCTGCCACGGTTGGAATAAATTTTTTAACAAGTTCAAACGATTTAATACCAGCAACGTGCATTGCCTTTGCAAAAATATTGGCACTTTTTACTGCATGAACTGATGACCGGGTAGCGTATGGCCTTCTCATGTGTGGTTTTGGTGGACAAGACCCCAAGATAGTTGAATACTGTTTTACTTCTGATTCCTCATCGTGTAAACCGCTAGAACGGCGCATATCAGATTTAGGAACTCTTTTTGTCTGTATCTCGCGGTCTGCAATATTAACTAGGTTCTGTAAATCATCAGGCAAAGTTTTTATAAATAAACCTACCGGGGTTCCATCAGGGTCGATTAAAACACAATCATCAAATACGTTAGGTTCAAAACCTCCTACAGAATCGCCAATTTTAAGGGGCGATGTTACAGGTTTCAGGATTAGTTCAGGTAGTTTCATAATGCAAAACAATAAACCATAGAATTTTTAGGAAACCAAGTAGCACCCCAAAATGTAACGTCCCTTTCAACATAGTGCAGAGACTTGTATTCTGCTTCTACCCGGTAATCTGCTTTTTGTTTGTCGATCACATTCCAAAGTTTTGGTATGTATGGGTCATAATCAAAACTCCATTCATAAACAAGTTTTTCAAAGGTGGCCATACTATGCGTCAGGATTGGTATTTCTGCACCTTCAATATCCATTTTACAATTATCGGCTAGGGCAGCTTGCGTATCAAAATTTATACATGGTACTTTTATACCTTTTTTTCTAATGCCTTTGTGCATTATTGAGTTACGCCAAACCCCGCCGTTAGGCCCAATAGTTAAAATTGTAGACTTTCTTTCGTCATGTACTAGGGCTGCTTCTTTTATTTCTACTGCATTTTCAAAACCATTTAATTTAAGGTTTTTTTCTATCATTTCGCAGCTGTAAGGGTCTGGCTCATAACAAACAGTTGATGCACCTTTAGAGGCTGCCAATAGTGAAAAAGCACCTACATTACCACCACAATCAAGCCAAGACTCATTAGCCTTTATTGTCATTCCTTTTTTCTGGTAACAATCTTGCTTAAGTACTTCTATAAATGTTTTGGCATCAGAAAAACCCTCCCGGTAAAAAAATTTAATACCGTTAATTTCTCCTTTAGATAGCTTCATTTAATGATTTGTTCTAACGCTTTTACTAGCTCTTCGCCTACATAGATTCCTTTTTTTCTAGCATCAGCAACTATAGCTTTAGCGTGTTCATAATCTTCGGGTCTAAACTCTATCTGAATCGCTTTATAGACGTTGTTGGCGAGTGCGTCAGTTGGGTCATCAAAGTCGTCCAAAGAACCGTAGTCAGGTTCGTCTGCAAAGGTTGGTATATCGTCCCCCCAACCAAGTAGTGAAAGGTCAAATCCAGTTTCTGATAATTGTTCTAGTTCTTTCTTTAACAAGTCATCGTCCCAAGACGAGTTAAGCGCAAGCTGGTTATCTGCAATGATGTACGCTTTGCGTTGCTCCTCTGTTAAATGAGATAGGGTTATTGTTGGAACTGAATCCATTCCAATTTTTTTTGCTGCTGTAATCCTTCCATGGCCAGCAATCACATTCCCGGTATCGTCTATAAGAACAGGATTTGTAAAACCAAACTCTTTTAAAGAATTAACCAGCCGTTCAATCTGAATTTCGCTATGAACTCGAGGATTATTTTTGTATAAGGTAAGATCAATTATTCTTGATTGCTTTATATGCTCTGGGGCTACGATTGGGTAGCTCGGTGTTTGGGTCATAAGTCGAGGTGTATCTGTTCTGAGTTTAACCCTTTTTTCTTAGGATAAAACTCTACAGGTTTAGGCTGTAACCAAATACGCTTGCCGTTTAGGATTCTGTAATTGCATTTTTGCAATGGGTCGTAGACAATGTAGTCTTTAGAGAGTCGGTAAGATAGTCCTTGCATTTTTCAACTGTTCTTTTACTTTTTGGATTTCTTGGGGTAGTTCTGCTTTTTTATTTTTTAGGTTTTTCTGAATTAATTTATTCATAAGATTAGCTGTTTCTTTCCAAGCCTTCTTTCTCAGATTATGTAGTTCTCTAACAGTATCTTTATCAATATCAACTCCTACGTTGTTTCTAATCTCTCCATCGCCATTTCTGAATCCGTGAGAAACTAGCTTTGCATCTTCGTCATAAACTGGATAGACGGCTTCGCAATAACAGATGATTGCAAGATCACACCCAGCCATACGTCTACCATTTTCCTGTTTGTCGTAATCGGGTAGATAATTATTTATAAGTCCATCGGCATTGTGAACTATCCCGGAATCGTTGCAGGCGTGACAGTTGTAGTTTGGCGCTCTGAATGTAACATCACGATCAATCGCGGCTCTTTTATAGTTTTTCATAATTTTTTGTTAGTTTTTTTTAACTATTTGATCTAGTATTGAAACCCTGTCCAAAATATATAATCTTAAAGGGTCATATTTTCTAGATTTTGGTTTGGTTGTAGATTGCATGGTGTTTTAGAAAGGTTGTTCTTTGGATTTATTTTTCAACCAAGGTCTTAATTTTGATTGATTTTCTGGTTTCCGCAACTCTAAAAACTGTTCATACTGGCCTTTGCCAATCCATCTATGACAATCAGGAAACATTGGACACCATTCATCGTTTCTAAATTTTTTTATTCTTGCTTTTATATCAGCTTCCAGACATTCGGGTAATTTTTCCTTAGTTTTTTTATCTAGCTTCTGCCATTCAGTAAACGCTGGTTTTTTTGATTGGCTGATACTTTTTTCAGCGTTCATGGATTGGTACATATTCCAAAAAAATTCAAAGTCTTTC